TCATTTCGTGTTGGCTTTCATGTGCTCAATCACTCTCTTCCAGGTATCAATGCCGCAAGTTCCATTTGCAGTTACACCGGTATTTTTCTGAAAAACTTTGAGGGAATTATATGTATCGTTCCCAAACTGTCCGTCAACTTCTACACCCAGCATTGCCTGAAGCATTGCCACTGCTGTTCCAGAGCTGCCCTTTCTCAGAATCGGAAGCCTTGTCTGGAAGGTACCGGTGAGCGTGGTTGAAGGCGTACTTACTTTTACACCGGTGGTAACAGCGATAGCCACGTGGTGGTTATCATTCAGAAGGATATCTCCTGCCTTTAAATAGTCACCGGATGTCAGATACTTACTATCCGTCAATACTTTCGCACCAGCGGTTTTCATCGCTGCCCTCATGTTTCGCGTCGTCAGATAGATGCTGACCGCTTTGAGTTTTGCGTTATTTAAACGATACCCAGCCCCTTTGACGATAGCTGCTGTGCTCGCGCTGCAATCAGATTCACAAGCTACCGTGATCTGTGCCGGATCGTAGTTACTTGCCTTTAAGTGCTGCCAGAATGAATACCGGTCATTGCTGTTTCCGGCAGTACCCTGATCGTACCCGATGAGATTATTCTGGGCCGCTTTTGTCGCCATATCTGCGATCATGGCTGCGATTTTGGCGTCATTGAATCTCAGGACGCAGAGCCACGGTCTACTGTACCAGTTCATGATCCGATATTCTGTGCCAGTCTGGTCTCCTGCTTTCCCGCCTGCATATCTTCCGTTCTCATCATGTCCGCAGTTACTGATTTTTACCATTTTTGTTTCTCCTTTCTGCGCCGTTCCTCTATAATCCTTGTAGAACACATCCATATCAACATTTCCGCTGATACCGGATACTTTTCCTTTACTGGAATACTGCCATCCAATTCCTGCTTTTGGTTTTACCCTTGTTTGCATTGTTCCATTATCGGGGTCTGGGTAATGTGCAATCCAGCATTCATACTTCCTGAGTGCATCAGTCAGAACGTTATTATACCAGTCCAGATTGCAGTAGATACCGACCTTATAACCAGCTTTTTTCATCCTTGTCAGAAATGCGACTGCAATGTTTTCGATAGCCTGTTTACCAAGTTTTCTCTGATTAGACCACTCGAGGTCATAGAACACTGGGAAGTCCAGTCCTCGTCCGTTCAGTGCGGCAATCACATCTTCCGCCTCGTCAATCGCCTGTGCCGGTGTCAGAGCGTATGAATACTTATATCCGCCGATAAGGATTCCGTTACTCTTGCATCCCTTGTAGTTGTACTCGAATGAGCCGTCAACGCCTGTTTTCTGATGAATTCTTAAAATGGCGAATTTAATACCGGATTTAGCTACTTTCGACCAGTCCGGTTTTCCTTGGTTGGATGATACGTCAATGCCTTTAATTTCCAATTTTATCAGCTCCTTTCATGAAATCAGTTTGAATACTATACGTTTTTACGTCATTCTCAAACGCACTTAGTGCACTCCATTGGTAGCTTTTTATGATTTTTTTAATGAGTTAAATGGGAAGACGGAAAATTTATTTCCATTCTCCATCAGTTTTTACATGATATGAAATGCTTGGTACATTACATCCAAATAAAATGTATGCACCCCATTTTCCTTCATAATATTTTTGAACAATCATGCAATACTGATAACCGAAAGTAAAATTAACAAGAATTAATTTATTTTCACTGATAGGTATTTTGTTGTCAAAAATATATTGTGCTGCTTCGTCTATAGAGGAAAATTCCGTGCCGACAGAACCTGCACTTACATTACCAACAGTAATTATATTTGATGTATTACTATTTTATTGATAACTTACTTTCCGATAAGCATACACTGAAATGCTGGAAGCTGAGTATTAATAATCGCTGAATTATCACTAGCGTTTCGGATTCTAAAATTAATTTCTTTTTGTGTCCATCCTGATATGATAACAATATAAGGATATTGTAAGTTATCTCGGATGTTGGTAACAACGTAAGGCATCCTCGAAAATGAATTAGGTACGCTGATTCTTATATTACCAGTGCTATCCGTTGAACCAGATATAGTGATTATTAAGGTTTTATTATTTAATTCATTAATCGCCCCCAGTACCGTCTGGTTGTTCGTCTGCAAGTTGCTGATGACCGCATTGGTCAGCTTTCCCACTATCCAGTTCCAGATTCCGCTGAACGGCGAAAGCTTGTTTGACTTCGATGTTGCGTCGTAAATCATCAGTGTGTCGTTGTCCGCCGGTGTTGCTTTCTGTGTGTACTCATTAAATTTTCCCATTACTGCAATCTCCTTTCTAATTCCTTGATATGTTTTTCTTGCTCGTCAACCTTTGTGCTAAGTTCCTGTATAGCTTTGATGGCGTAGTTGAGAAGATACGGACTGTTAATCTGTTTAATGTCCATCTCGCCGTTTTCATCATATCCGCCGCCCAGAGCCAAGTTCGGGTCGATTTCTTCCAGTTCGTCAGCTACAAAACCGATGTTTTGGTGCCATCCACCTCTTTCTTTTTTCCAATCGAACTGACGGACCTTCATTTGGTTGACCGTTTCGAGGGCAGTTGTTGTGCTGTTCTTGATGTTGTCCTTCAGACGAATATCTGAAACCTGCGTGCCAGTATACAAATAGTCTGTGGCAAAAGAAGCTGCCGCACTAGAAGTCCCTCCCCATTGAGCGCAAACTCCTAAACGCCTGTATGTTGCCGTTGAACCCGCTGGCGTCCCTTTTCCTGACGAAAGATAAGCCACCTGTGAACCAACTGCACTTACAGACGCCACCGGCTGTCTTTTGACTTTGCCGGATGTTTTTGCTTGATTTTCCAAGTCGTAAAACATAAGGGTTCCATCGACAGTTGCGTTTCCGCCTACGCTCAAGCTTTTGCCAATAGTTGCACTTCCATCTGTCGAAAAATTTGCTCCAAGTTTGCATCCGTCCGTAAAAAGTGAGTTTGTATTTATTCGGACTTTATTGTTCAGATAGCGAACAATGTAACCTTCCCATTTTTTGCTCGTATCACCTTCCATCCAAAGTTCCGGCACGTTATTTTGGACTTTTTGTGCATACAGTCCATACTTTCCAAGCATCAGTGCATTGTAGTTCTCTGAATCCGTATAGTCTGTATATAGTCGCAATCCGGCAGTGTTAAGAGATACCATCGGGTTTCCGGTGTTTTTGTTAAGCACGACATATCCGGTATATCCTAATCTCGATATCTGATTTCCGTCAGCATCGTAAATCTTCAACTGACCGTTTCCATTATTCGTGCCGCCAAGACTGATGACGCCACCTTTCATGGCATTGAATGAGATAAACAGTGTCTGGTTTCCACTTTCATCTTTTTCGTAGTACAGACCCTTGAACTTCCCATCATCCGACAGGATATCAACTATCTGTTCCTGTGTCAGTGATGCCACATCAACCGCAACGGAATATGTCTGGTAGTCCGCAAGTTTGCTCTTCGACTGGTCAAAATACAGTGAAACCTTGAGCATGTCATGTGCCTTGAGTGACAGTCCGTTGACATTAATCTTCAGACGGTCAAGTGCCGTAGTCTGCGATACTGTGAGTATAGCCCATGTAGCGCCGTTGTCGGTGGATTTTTCCAGTTTCCACCAACCTTTTTGTGACTGTGCAATCTCGCCGTTTCCGTCACGATAGAACGAATCCACAATGAGCGATGCCGGCGTTATCTTCTTGTCTGCCCCCATAAGCAACACATCTGCATTGCTCTGAAAGAAGTAAGTCCTTCCGGCAGTCCCCGGTTCGCCCTTAATCTTTGTCCAACTGTACTTTGTTGGGTCGGTGCTATCATCCGGCGTGTAATCGGTATACTGACCGATATACAGCTTATTGACACTATCATCTACGGAGAAGCCTGTTCTACCATCCGCACTATTCGCATATGCGATATGGAAGTACGGCGTCTTTCCGTTCGCCCCCGGTGTTCCTGGCACGCCCTGCGCTCCGTCTGCCCCCTTAATCAGTGACCACGTATACTTCGTCGGGTCTGTGCTGTCGGCTTCCACGAAGTCCACGTACATGCCGATATATTCACGGTTTCCGTCAGATACCGAAAAGTCTGTTTTGCCATCCGCACTGTTGGCATAGGCAAGGTGCGTGTACTGTGTCTTTCCGTCCTCACCGTCTTTTCCCGGGATGCCGTTTTCTCCGTCTTTTCCGTCATATCCATCAACGCCACGGAACCGGCTCCATGTGTAGTCTGCCGGATTAGTGCTTTCTGTAGCCGTGTCCTTATTCGTTGCAATGCCGATATAGGTCGCCTGTGTCACCGTATAGATTTGCTCTCCAGCACTGTCCAGAATCGGACTACCGGTGGAATCTAACAGTGGCACATAATCCGGGTTGTCTGACATGTCAAGGCCGTCTGGTCTTGTAGCGTATTTCATCCATGTATAAGAAGATTTGCCATCCGCTCCTTTCGGTCCTTGTGCACCCTGGTCGCCCTCGAATTTCGCCCACGTGTATTTCGTTGGGTCGGTACTATCAACGCCAGAAAAGTCCGTATAAGTTCCGATGTACTTGTCGGGCGTCTTGCTCATCTGTGCCGCTGTCGGGTTCTGTACCGGTGCGTACTGGATATGCAGATACGTTGTCTTTCCATCTATTCCAACGCCCGGAATCCCCTGCGGTCCGGCGTACTGTTTCGCAAGTGAGAACTGTTTCGATACGACAAGGTTGTTCAGATATGCCGCCTTGATGTTCACCCATCCGCTGTCTGCGGTCAGTCCGGTAACGGTGTATGTCTTAGTTTCCTTATTCCAGTTTCCCTGTATGTTCTGGGATGTCGTAATCGTGTACGTGCAGTTATCCGTGATATCCTGTGTGCCGTACATGACGGTCGCCGTTGTGGTGCACTCCGGGAACTCTGTATAGTTGCCGTCAGAGTCTACCGGGATTCCCTGATAGTCGTTATCAAGCTGCATGGTCATGTTTCTGGCCAGAGCTGCCATGTTCTCAACATCTTCAATCTTTTCATCAAGTGGTTTACCGCCGATCGTCACATAACTTCCGTCAAGAGTAACTGATCCAGTATCCATATCTGCTTCAAATATCACATTTCCACTCTTATCTCTTACGATGAGCGTTCCTGCGTTGATATAATCAGCATTAATGCCCTCTGCGTAGAGCAGTCTGGTTATTAATTCGCCAGTCACCGCAAAGCCGTAAGGATACGTTTTTCCGCCATCAATCGACACGGCAAACGCTTCTGCTGTCAGTTTCCAGATTATGTTAGATTCTTTTATGGTCGGCTTATTGTGCATGTAGTATATAATACTGCCATCCTGCTGTGGCTCTTGCGTCATATACAGACCGCTCGAAGAACGGAGTGTTTCAGCTAATCTCTGTATAGCCTCTTCTCTTGCGGACGTTTCTTTTTGTACCATCTGACGTGCCGCAACTATAGCTTTCGTACTATTTCCGTAAAAGTCACTGCTGCCTCTGATTGGATCATCAGCCTGTGTCTTAACTGTAGTCAGGCCACCCACGTTACCTGATACATCTGTCAGAGGAGTAACGTATTTGTTACCCGACCGATCGTAAGTATAAACCATGTCGCCGAATTCTACGGTCGGCTCATATATAAGATCTCCTTCAAGGTTTCGGAATCTTACGCCTACAATCTGTTCACCGATGATATTTGCCACCGTCTGAAGCTGATCGGTATCAATCAGTTCATTCTCAAGCTCGAGGACATACCCCTCTTCTCCGTACATGCCTGAATGATCTGTGTCAGTATTGTCGTCCGTTTCTCCGTTTTTCAATCGAATTCCGGTAATAACGATATCATCACTGGAAAGCGCAGGCGGGTTCGCATAAGCCATCAGCCTCTGAACGTCACTACCCGGGCCGGATGTGAGAGCCAGGAACCCCTCTGCGTTAATAGTCCATCCTGGCAGAGAAACAAAACCGTCGGTATCAATAGACGGGTTAGCATCGCCGAAATGAATAAAACCATCTGTATCCACAGTCGCGGCATTGTCAGATTCCATTTTCCCAAAATCCCATTTTACAAACTGGAGATTCCCGGAATAATCAATCCGGGCATTTGCAGACTCAACCATAGCTGCGTACCCGAACAACTGGCGAAACGTCATACTGTCCGGAATGCTTCTTATTATAATATCGCCATGGTCCATAGTTAGATTCATGCCTATGCCGACAGTCTTACAAGCATCTCTTACAAGGTTAATGAGCGACTGCGGCAGTTTTAATCCGCTGGTATATGTCTTATTTGCCTTATACATATCATCCAGCGCCGTAACATTGATGATATCTGAGTACTGTTCCGGCGTAGTGACCGTATAGACTCCCTTATCTATAGTTTCGATGATATCTTTTGTAGCTGCCTGTGTTGCGATGATAGGATCACCGGTACTGTCCAGAATCGGGTTATAACTTTCATCTAACAGTGCGCTTACAGATTCCGGTGCTGCATACGACGTCTGAAGCTTCAGATAAGCGTGAATCTTAGCTCCGTAAAAGTTGTAGCTCTTCCACTGTTCCTGATCGTTATTGATGCTCAGTGTTAGCGTTTTACAGATAGTAGCGCCGACCGGAAAACTGCTGCTATCTGCACAGTCGGAAAACCCGTTGTCGCCGTTCATGACATCTTTGTCAATGGTCTTTTTCGTCCCGTCAGGAAAGGTGATATCCACCATCATCCTGACTGGCTCACCAGCTTCAAGTTTTTCTTTAAATGCGTTACTCACGTTAATCACAGTGGGTTCACCCCCGTCATGTTAAATTCTAGCGATGATAGTATTTTTCTGTCATCTGATAATTCTCCGATAGCTATGTTTTGTGTCTGCCCTACGTAGAACGGAGCGTCTCTCCAAACTCCGTAATATGGCGAGAAATAATGAAGCGTAAATTTATAACCTTTTGCCACCATCTGCAAAATCTTGGTTGCCTCTGCCATCGGGAGATCGCTAGCCTTGTACGTATACTGTTCTACGGTAAACATCGGTGTAAAGTAACCTACACCGTATTGCGTCCTCTGGCTGGATTCCGTGTAAGTCGTGGCAAAGGAGAGCGCAAGGTCTTTATCCGGCTGCCAAATCACTGTTCCATTGATTTTATACTTTTCCATGACGCCCTCCTTTCTATGCCATCTCAAACGGGTTTCTGCCGCTTGTATCTCGTCTCATCTGCGCTTCTTTCATCATCTCATCAAACAGTGTCCTGCGATTGATCTGCGCTGTAAACCGGTAGCTTCCACCGCCTGCCTGTCGCCCTGCTGTTTCTTCCCGAACGATCTTTCTGAGCAGAGCTTCCGGTGTCTCGATGTTGTTACCCTGTTTCTGGTCGCCTAAGACCGCAAGGAACTCGCTTCTTGGTGGAATAACTGCACCTTTGGCTAAATACGGAACTGTTGGAACACGCGGAAAAGTAGCTTTGAATCCGATAGTCTTTGAACCAGTCGGGGTCGGGACTTTCCATGGTCCAAAAGAGAACGCTGATTCGACTGTGCCGATAGCACTATTAATAGTTCCGATTGCTCCATTTACGATTCCAATAACGCCATTAAACACGCTTGCTACCGTGTCTCTAATTTTCGTGAACGTGTCAACCACCGTGTCTCTTGCGTTTGCGAATTTACTGACTATAGCATCTCTAATGGCCCCTACTTTTGTAGTCACCGTATTCCACATACTTCCAAAAGTTGTCGTAGTTTTTTCACGCGCATACTTCCAAACCCCGCCAATTTTTTCTTTGAGATTTGTCAACTTCTTTGTCACTCCGTCAACAAGCGCCCTTGTTTTTCCAATAACCCAGTCTTTTAGTTTTGTAGCAGCTTCTTTGATCTTGTCCCAGTTCTTGTACAGCAGCACTCCGATTGCTATAGCAGCGCTGACTGCGATTACGAAAATTCCGGCAGGGCCGATAGCTGTTGCAATAGCTTTGATTCCGCCCATGATGCCGCCCGTACCAGTCATTAGTGCGATAAGCCCCTTTGCGGCCATAGCTATCCCAGACACGCTCTTAATAACACTTGATGCCAATCCTGCAATCTTTGCTGCAGCGAACGCCCCGATCAGGGCCGCACCGAACGCTTCAACTATCGGCTGATGATCGGCGAGAAATGTAGCTACTTTTGACACTAGATTAATCACTGTCGGAAGTCCTACCTCAATAATCCATGTCAACATCGGGAGAACAATATTTTTATAAATCCATTCAAGGACGTTCCCGATAGATTCCAGAATTGGTGCAAATGCACTCGTCAAATTGCTAATGGATTCCAACAATGGATAGAAGTCCAAATTTGCCGCCCATGTTGCCGTATCCTCTGCAATTTTCTCAACAAACTGCATAACTACTACAAGAGCATCTGCAATGTTCTGAATAATCTGTGTCCCGACATTGTTCTTGTTCCATGCGTCAGCAAAGCCGGATGCAATGTTACCGATAGTTTTAAGCACATTCTGAGCAATCTTCAGCATGGTCGTAAGCATCGTTGTGCCTGTACCATTTGTCCAGACTTCAACTAGGCTTTTGCCTACACTCTTGGCGAGCTTTGCAATTCCAGACAGGGCAATCTGTGCCGCATCAATGGTATTCTTGCCCTCTTTTTTCCAAGCATCTTGAAATGGTTTCCAGAGCTTTTTTAAGAGCTTCGCAAGCTTTTCAGCTGATTTGCTGATTTTATCCAGAGCGGTTTCACCCTCTGCTACTTTTCCATAATCTACGTTGCTGACTGCACTCGGAAGAGATGTTCCGCCGCCGCCACTCCCGCTACCGGATGCCGACGGAGTTTTACTTGCTGTTGATGATGTATCCTGTGTAGAATACCGATTAATTTCATCGAGCGGACTAAGATATCCTTTCGCCGCTTTTGCCGCATCTTTTGTGGCATCAGCTACATCTTCTGTAGAATCCGCAAGCTTGCTGGCATTGTCTGCTGCCTGCCCGTAAGCATCTGCCGTATCCTGCACACCACTTGCATCGCCTGTGAGACCTGCTCCACTTCCACTTGTCTGGCCTGATGATTTCTTACCAGTGATAAGCTCCGTAAAGCTTTTGAAAGCATTTGCCAGTGTTGCCAGCTTACCGAGCAGAACGTTAATTACTTTCAGAACAGGTGTGAAAATATTAATCAGTCCCTGTCCGACTGTTGCCTTGAGAGACTGCAACTGCAACTGCATTACCCTGACTTGGTTCGCCCAGCTGTCAGAAGTACGGATAAAGTCTCCAGATGCAGCCGATAACTGTTTCTGCACAAAAGCCAGGCGGAGAGCAACTTTCTCCTGTTCGGTCATGGCAGATGTGGTTTTGCCATAGCCGTTTGCAAGTGCATATTGGTCAAGTGCCGACTGGGTCATTACCACGCCGAGGTCCTTGAGCGTTTCTGTTTCGCCTGTAAACACTGATTTCAGCTTGATATAAGCCAAGTCCTGACTGATGTTATAGAATGATGCCACATCACCAGTCAGCTGTGTCAGAGCTGTTGACATATCATAAGCCTGCGCTTCAGAGAAGCCGAACGACTTAGACATTGCTCCGAACGTACCAACATACCTTTTTGCCATTGTCTCTGACAGTCCGGCTGAGGTCATAGCGTTCTTTGCAAATTCGTTGACCTTATCCGACATGGTTGTAAATGTAACATCGACCACGTTCTGAACTTCTGCCAGATCAGAGCCAAGTTCCACGCACTCTTTCCCAAACTGCGCTAATTTGCCGACAGCAAACGCCCCGCCAATCAGCAGACCGATTTTTTTTACAGCACTTCCAAGGCCGTTAAATGACTGTTTTATAGCTGATACGCCATTTCGGACACCGGTTGTATCCATTCTGGTATCAATAATGACTGAGCCATCAGCAGCCATGTGTCCACCTTCTAACTATTTGAGGTTCAACATCTCATTCAGCGCATCTTTATACGCTTGCTCTTCTTCGCTGAGACGTGTCTTTATGTCAATAATATTCTTGTTTTCCTGATAGAATTTCTTTTCCCATTTATCGAGCTTTTCACCCTTCGCCTTTTTAGAGCGGATTCCAACAACTGTGTTGAACAGACATTCGCCAGATTCCATGAAATATCCGAAAAACGTCCACCAGTGCATATACGGTACGGCTCTGATTTCTTTACCGGTAACCTTGTTTACTGCCGGAACGATCATGTCTCCATCCTGTTCCCAGTCCATCAAACGTGGCTTTGGGTGGTTCGGATTATCGTCCAACTGTCCGCAGTCGATGAACTCTGATGCTTTCTGACAAGCTTCATCCAGGCACTCAGCCGGTATACTTTGCCAGTCCTCAAACAGAATCTGTAACATAACTACCGCTTTCGCCTGCTCATCCAGTTCTGGGTCATTCATGGCAATCAGAATATCTATAATCGCACGAAAATCTGTCCTGATAGAAAAATCCACCCCACTTATGTTTAGTGAGGTGGGAAGCTCATAGGCGGTCATTTTGTATATTTCTCCACGTACTTATTGACTGCCGTCTGCATTTTCTTTTTTCTCTTTTCGATTTCCGGTGCGATTGCTTCTGCGATCTTATCCAGAACGATATATGCGAATACCTGGCCATTGCCGAATACAGTGGTTGCTGTGATCGGTTCTTTGAACAGGTCTTTTGATGCTTCGTATCCGAGCAGATAGTTGATTTTGTCTTCAATCTGTTTATTGAGTTCAGCCATTTCCTTACCGGAAGTGACTTTCTGAATAGAATCTTTGAGCTGCTCAAAATATTCTGTCAGTTCCTCTGCACGTGCTGCTACATTGATGTCCGTCGGGTTCAGCTTAAAAGAAGAAAAGACTTCGTCTTCATTATTTGTGAATGTAAAAATGAGAATTCCATCATCAATTTTGGTATTAATTATTTTTGCCATTTGGCGTGCCCTCCTTGTATATGTGCTTATTCACTGTCAGCTGTGAATGTACCGGAACTGATGTCGAACTTTCCTTTTACACGTTCGCCGACATAGTTAACGGTAAATGGAATCTGATAGCCGGATGTATCGCCGCCGTAGCTTGTCGGCACAACGTAGCAGTCCTGCTGATATGCTTCATACTTGCCTGCTGTGGCTTCTGTCCAGAGATGAACCTCAACTGCTTTTGTTTTGAGATTATCGTCTTTGAGACGCCCATCTACGATCTTCTGTAACGCTGTGAACAGATCAGAAGTGGTATCTGCATAAAACGGATCAGCATCAGAAGAAACTTCGTAGCCGTTATGCTTGAATGTGGATTCTCCAAGAATGTTTTTAGACGTTTCAGTATCCGGATTGAGTTCGACATTGTACTCTTCCAGATCTTTTCCAAGACGCTCATATTTCGGTGTCAGTCCCCCACAGAGAGAGCCTGCATCGATATAATGTGCCATATATTTACGGTCAATTTTTCCTGTAACTGCCATAGAAATGTCCTTTCTGCCTATAACTTTTAAAAGGCCGTGTAGGTTAGCGACTATCTCCAATTGATAGCCGGTTGTTACTTGTTATATTACTTCATAAGTGTTTTCATAGCGCACTGACAATGGCAATAACCAATCCTGTACGCCGCTCTCCTGTGGCTCTAAACCATAGGAATTATCACGTGTGATACGTTTTATCACTCGTCCCTGTGAAAGCTCAGGGAACACATTTAAACGTGTCTCAGAGCCATTTATAATAACTGGTTCTCGACATATCCATTTACCGAGATTGTCAAGGAACTTCTGAACAGATAGTTTCTGCCTTTCCTTGTCAGATGCTGTTCGGTATACCACGTAAAATGGATACTGACATACCTGATGCATTGTTCCGCAAACATCTTCTTTTTCTGAATAGATTAAAGCTCCATTATCTGCTGAGAACGCAATACCTGATTCCTTACCGAGTTCCTCAAACTTGATTGTTTCATTTTCGTATAGTCCCGGATACTGGTTCAGAAGTGCTTTCATGGCATCTGTCAGAATCTCATATCCGGTCGCGTCTTTACCAATAGGTTTATCCGCCATGTCTGCCACCTCCTGCCTGTGCTTTTACTTTACGAATCCATGTGCTACCGTATTGTCGTTTAGCAGCGTCAAACCACTTTGCCTGCGCCTGTGGGTGAGCCTGTTTGGTGTATTCAAGATTCTCCTTGGCGGCTGTCCGACCAGAAAACTGACTGACAAGGACTTTCTTTGCTCCACGTCTTGCGTAGGGACTTCCAGTTGCTTCGTCAACCATTCCTTTTCCCTCATACAGAAAACGTCCATAAGGTGCCGCCGCTGCGCATACTTTCCCAGTTCCTTGCAAGGATGTACTTTCAACTCTTGTTCGGTTGATAAAGTCACCTGTAATCATCGGCATAAACGGTACCATACTGTCCATAACCATTCCGTCAAGGAGATACTGGGCTTCTTGATACTGTCTGGAGAATCTGTCCATATTTAGCTTGATTTTCATATCTCCATTAACCACGGAGAATCCTTTGAAATGATGAATTTTGCTCATATTACTTACCCAGAATCTCAAAGTGTGGAATCAGTGTATATGGACCGCCAACACTGGTAATCTTAAACACATTATCCTTGTTCTCGTTCATGTACTGGTAAAATCCATTCCGATAATCACCATCAGTTACTGTTCCGCCAGTCCACTCACCCTCCCAGAAGAACGACTCATCTGAGAATGTGATAGTGTCTTCCAGAGCGTTGTTAATCTGCTGTTTCCACTCTTTGGGAGGAATCCAGGGGAGAATCTTACCATCCTTGTCAGCAATGGTTATATCGCCGTCCTGGACGGTATATCGAACGTGTAACTGTGCGTTGTCAGTTGCGTCTGGTCCGTACTTTTTGAGAATTGCCCCCTTGTCCGTAATGAGATCAACGCCGGATAAAACATGAGGATACCAGTACGCATCTCCTGTCGTGGCTGATTCGTAATAATCAAAAATCGTCACAGTTTTGCTATACATGATACCCTCCTATCCTTCACATATTGCTTTTGAAAATCTATCAGAGAATGATTTTATTCGGACAATATTGCCTTTACACTCTTCCGGCATTTTCCCGTAAAAGATAATGCTTTCTGGGTGCAATTTCTCAATCATGGCATTGTAACCAGAAAGAAACAGTTCTTTCTTTTTCTTTCCATTCATGCAACCAACAGAAGATACTGCCACCGTTCCGCCCTCTGGCTCACCGTCAAAACACCATTCGTAAGAATCTGGTGTACTCCATGAGATTGTCGGAATTACCTTGCAACCATATTCTTGCAGATATGCACCTATCCAGTGCTTGCGGTAATGGTTGTAAATCTGAATAGCCTTAGGGAAATCGGTGTAGGTGCTGAAATCCGGTGTCAGAACATACCGGAATCGGCTCAGCTTATCAATATACCTGTCTGGATTTCTCCATAATGCGTCAAACTGGTAGTCATCCAAGAAGAAATGCACTGCTTTCCCTTCTGGATTACTGCATTTACCCCTTGCGTAATTGAATCCGACAAATTCACAGGTTCCCTCAAACGTCTCAGGTTCTATCTGCGGTATACCGTATTCACCAACGCCGGAAAATATGCGACGGTTTAGATTTTCGTATGCGATACTGGTTGACTTGTTTGCCATTACAATATTCCTTTGAACTTAATTTTTCGGATTAATAACCTCGTTCTGCGTCTTTCTGTCATCAGTGCCTTTTCATCTCCAGCATCTTTCACTCCAGAAGCAATCCTGTCTAATTCAGCAGTTATATTTTTGTCATGATCCCTTAATCCTTTAAATACTGTTTCTACTTTTTTTCTCGTATTCGCTTCATTAACTGCTTTTTCAAGCGAATCAGTTCTTTGGGCAAAACCTCTATAATCCCATTTTCTGGAATTATTATTTGATTTTTCCTTCCTGGGAAAAGTAACTACTTTAGAATTTGCTGTGAATCCGCTACTTCCGCCACGCCCACCCATAAAATCACTCTTTCTGCACTGTCTGCTTAATAACCTGATTCACACCGGTTGCCGACAATCCGTTAAACATACCGACCGCAACTGCCGTGATATAATCCGTTGCCGGAAAGTCTGGGATAACTCCCATCCCGACTGCTCCGAGAACTCCGCCAATAACCGCCATGATTACCGGAATCCATTCATCAGAGATTCTTTTTGATGCTTTGCAGCCCATTCCTACGATGTAGCATATCATAACGATTGCTATGCATGAGCCAAGTGTTGAAATGTCCATTATTCAGATACCTCCTCATAAGTTTTTTCAAAAATATCCGGCTTACACGGATAAAGCTCTCCGTTTACACCCTGGATAACATAGTCTCCAACAGAAACATGATGTGTTCCCTCTAATGTTTCGATATACAGCTCACACGGAGGTAAATCACAAGTTTCTGCGCCGTAATACATAATGCCTTTCTTATAAGCTTCTTGCGCCCAAAATGGAACGTAAAACAAGCCGTTCCGGTCTTTCAGATCACCATCATACTTAAATGCTTCAATGATAACAGGCTTTTTTCTAAACTTCATATTCACACTCCTGCATACAATACTGGTATTCCATCGTCTGTCCTTACTCCCATCAGAAGCGGCAAAGCTGTCTTTAAGAGCAAGTCATTCGTTTTCTGTACATCTCCGGCGGCGGCATACACCGCACTCCATTCCTTTGCACTCGCTCCAATCTGCTGAGGCGTGGCGTAGGAAATGGATTCACTGCCAGATGATACAGAGGTTACAACGCCTGTTGAGATGTTCCCGACATTTATGTCGGTTACATTTGCCGATGCCTGATTGATAGCATTCTTTTCAGCAAGCTCAATCTGATACATTAATTCAGCCAATGAACAGACCGCCTTTTTAATACGTTTCTGTGAACGCTTATCAGCTGGCAGTCCGTCCACCAAATTATCAAATGTCAATGTATCAATAAAATCGCTGGCTCTGGCTGCCAGACGATCAAAGTCAGCTTCTGGCACGACATTGCCATAATAGGATTCTGTGTAAAAATCATAATCTGCATAAGCCATGCCAGTCACCTCCTACATTTATGATTTTGCTGTTACGCTTGCACTTCCGGCATTCAGTGCCTTGTATGTTCCATCACACTCAACTACTGTGATCTTCTGTCCGGTTGCCGCTGTGATATCGGCTTTTCCGTCCCAAGTGCTCCAGTTTCTGAGATTCTGTCCATATCCGACAGTTATTGCTTCTGCCGCAACTTTGTATTTATACACATTTCCAACATTTTCCTTAGCCGGATTTACAGTGATCTTTGTATCACCGCTTTCTGTTCCAGCCACGGAATTTACTGTCAGAGTACCAAGCGTTGGTGTTTCGTCAATGGTAATTACTGCAATTGCATCAATGTATTCCGCAAAAAGAGTAAGTCCCATAACCGCAAACGCTTCGGATACTGCGGTGTGGTAGTTGCCCTGAGTGTGGAATCCGATCAGATTTGTCTCACCAGATACGGTGTATACAAGACCAGCTCTTGCAAAGTCAGATTCGTTCGGGTCAACATAGTACAGAACGATGTTCTCGACAGGGGTAGCGATAACCTGTCCTCTCGGGATTTCGCTGTCAGATAACAGGAAGATGGTATTGAAGCCCATAAAGTCCTTCATGTACTGGAAACCGAACTGATTCTGAATAGTGATCTCAGCTGCTCCGAGATATTCATATACGTCCAGAATGTTCACAAATCCAACAACGCCAGTCACATTCCTGTGCATCTGCTTGAATTTGTTCTCTACACGGCCCTTGGCCATCGCCAGAGCCATCTGGAATGTTGTTTCTGTGGAAGTAAGTGTACCGGTTTTCAGATAATCATAGAATCTGCCGGTAACATCAGTCTGAAGCTGGAAAAGGAATTCATCATCGGTCATCTGAACAGCGTTCTCGTAACCGTGATCCTTGATTGCTTCGATAGACACAGCCTTTGCGTACTTCTCGATAGTCATTTCCGCATAGTCCTTTTCTTTTACAACGAATTTGCTGTAAGGGATTTCCTCACCCTCACCAACTTTTCCGCTCTGTAAAGTACCCTCTGCGTATTTGGACTTGAGTACAGCACCCGGCTGCTTTTTGATAGGTCTCATGATACCCAGAATATCACGTAAGTGCTGCCAGTTTCTTTCGAATCTGGTAACAAAGTCAATCTCACGTGCTGTGACATGAATATCATTAGTCATAATAAGATTTGTTTTTGCTGGCATAAAAAATCCTTTCTACCCATAATTGTTAAGGTATTGGGTTAGCGGCTATACTCTGGTGTATAGTCGGTGTAAAAATCACTGGAATAACTGGATATTCTGAGCAATTGCAGCCTGTCTCTCAGACGGGTCTTTGATTGCTTCGATATCTTTCTTTGTCATACTTCCCGGTGTCTGCTGCTGTCCAACGTGAGTGGTAAATCTTGCCTGGTTCTGCTGAGCCTGCTGCTGAGATTTATCCACAAAAGCAGACGCGTCAGACTGCTTCATCTGTTCGATCAAGTCGTTCAGTCCAAGGATTTTACCATCTTTCAGCTTCAATCCTGCTTCCTTAATGTCTGCCATAACAGACTTCTTTGCAGCTTCACTGGAAAATTTAACATCATCGAGTGCTGCTTTCAGAGCATCTGAGAAATCACGGTCATAGATTTTCGCGTTAAACTCTTTCTCTGCATCCTCGGCTTTTTTCTTCCATCCAGCAAGCTCTGTCTGAATATTCGCCGGGTCGATACCGTCGAAGCCTTTCAGAGTTTCTTCTGCTGTCTCGGCACGTTCTTTCCAGTTATCGCGTTCTCCCTCAACTTTTGACAGAGTTTTTGCTACTTCTTTGGCATTTTTGTAATGTTCAGAGAGTGCTTTTTTCACATCTGCCTGCCTATCCTCCGGGATTTCAATTCCAAATGATTTTAATGTGTCAATAAGTTTCTGCATATATATCCTCCTGGTCGTGTTTATTGACCTGCCGCCGCAGGTAAATGGATTAAGCCAGTTAGACCACTGGCAGGGTAAGCGGAAAGCCCGGAATCGAACCGGAACCCAGGGAGCGACCCTGTCAGTCTACCATTAACGTACTTTCCACATAACCCGGATTCCCGGGTTAGCAAGGTATTTTACGTGCTATGCCTAAACACGAGACGTTTCGGGCTACGTCAACACCGCCTATACGGTCGCACACCTCTGCGCGGGTTGAATTCCACTGTCCAGTTATATGTTCTCACAAGGAGGTATGCCGCCATGCACTAACGGCAATGGTACGCGTCGGAAATTGCATCCGCTTTTCAACCTCATGCATCTTGTGTTGGCTAAACACTGCATTTTCTATTAAGGACACGCACCCAAGAAAGGAGGAGTCAATGAAAAATGTCTATGTCAAGTGGCTGTAACCACTTACGAATCTTCCTTGTGAATATATTTTACCACAGAACCTTCAAAAAGTTGTGGTACATGTTTTAGCCAATTAGAGCATATCACGGAGCTTTTCCACGTATCTCTTGACAAGATCACGTTCTTCCCGGCACTCTGCATCCTTGGACATATCGCTCATTTCTGTAGTGAGTTCGTCCAGATGTTCTTCCAGAGCGGCAAGCATCTTCCTCTTACAGTCCTCGGATTTGCCGGAACGATAGCTCTGTTTCTGCGTCATGTAATCATCATAAGCATCCCGTCCGTCAGAACGGCTGTAATGGCCTCTGACGTAATGTTCACCACGTCTGGCATAAGAACTACCCCGGTCGTAGTCTGGCATCATTCTGCCGTCATTTGCGCTGTATCTTCCCATGCTATCGCGTTTTCTTCCGCGTTCGCTGTAATCGTCATTGTATCCGCCACGCATCTCATCAAGGACAGTGTTGTAGTACTCTACTTTCTTATCCCAGTACTGAGTGTTCTTGATATCTTTGTACATATCAATCAGCTTGTATGTCATTTCCAGATTTCCGGTGGTCAGTCCATTGTCAGCGATTTTGGACAGTTCGTCTTCAATTCTTGCACATAAGTCTTTAATATCTCTCATAGCTGCACCTCCTACGCTTCTCTAGTCACAACAATGTTTGCGTTCGCAACAGAAATTGCCTGATTGCTTGTGTTCTCTACTGCGATATTAACGCAACATCCGCGAGGTACGTCAATATAGATACCAGAGGACACATTGTTATACTGATCTACTGCTGCCGGTGTGGAGATCATCTGGGAAGATAATACAGGTTCACCAGAGATTGCAATAGCCAGAGAAACAGCTCCGACAGTACCGCCTGTTGGAATTGCGATATTACCAGAAAAATCCACAAAGAATCTTGCTTTACACTGATTTGTCAGTCCTCTCAGCGTAATAATTCCGCTTCCCTCTCTGTGCTGAATGCAGTTAGAACCTTTAACTGCTGTGTTTGAAAATACTACGTTTCCATTTGCTGCTACAGTCTGAGCAGCTACATTCGTAAATTCTGCCATAAAAATACTCCTTTCATATCACAAAAGGACAGGTCCCAGCCTGCCCCTCTGTGTAATACGGCATAAGCCGACATTCGAATCAATCGAAAGATACTCTCGATATGAAGTTATCAGCAATTGCATCCGGTGTTGCATCCGCATCCACATCCGTAATATGTGTTCGGGTTAGGAACCTGATATGCCGGAATCGGTGCTGGATTGATTGCATTAATGAGCTGCTGTGTCTGAGAAGCCATTGCAGTTGTGAGAAGTGCGCTCTGGCGATCCTGAGATGCAGCACGTCTGAGATCATTATTCTCAGCCTGCAGACTAGAAATCTTTTCATTGCAAAGATAATCTAAAACGGCTCTCGCATTTGCATTCTGGTTATCAATGATGTCTCTTGTGTTACTGTTCATGGTGTTCTGCAATGCACAGGTGTTCTGTGCCATATTGTAGTTCACGCCCTGGATAGCTTCCCGGGTCTCGCAGCAACAGTTCGCAAGCTGAGCCTGTAAAGCATTTGTATTCTGCATGTTTGCTACAGTATCAGCATTGATTGCCTGCTGGATTCCAAAGCCGGTCTGCATGATGTTTGTATTGATTCCGTTAAAACCGGTAAGCATACCGTTATTCATGGCATAAAAGCCATCACACAGGCCGCTGTTGATTCCGTCAAGTTTGCTGATTACTGCGGAGTTATCAAATCCTCTCTGGATATCTGCCTGGGTAGCTGCTGTGGCTGTATATCCACCACCGTTGCCATTGTTGCCCCAGCCATTGTTTCCCCATCCGAAGAAAGCAAAAATGAATAAAACAATAATCCACCAGCTGCCATCTCCACCAAACATGCCATCATTTCTGTTGTTTCCAGTTAAAAGAGCAACATCTGATGCTGTTAAATTTCCATCCATAGTTATATCTCCTTTATTGTGTATTTACATCAATCTGGCCAGATTGTAATGTACTATTTCATTCCTTTCAACATGTGCTGAAATTGTCCTGCCATCTGCTGAACCTGATTAAGTTGCTGCTGGGAAATCTTTCCAGATTGTAGCATCTTTTCAACTTCTGCTCTTGGGTCTCCCTTAAAATTCTGTTTAAACTGCATAAACTGCTGTATCATCTGCATTGGTCCGTTTCCCTGTGGCATTCCACCACCAAGCACGTTAAATAATGGATTACTCATCTGCATTTCCTCCCTTGGCTGCTGATTCCTGTGTGGTATTAGCTCTAACAGGTTCAGAAAAAGAATTTAATCGGTTTATGATAATTTCATATTTGCCCTTTAAATCGTCATATTCCTGTCTGGTGACATATTTGTCCATGTTCTGAACAGGCTGTTTAGGCGGCATCTGAGCGCCTACCTCGTGGTATTCAAATGTTCGTAACGGCTGCGGCATGCCGGAAACGTCTGTGGATTTTATAAAGAATTTTTCACTTTCACTGTCCATTAGCAAAACACTTGTCCCGGGTGCTACCAGATAGGATTTTGCACCGACTTCGCCAGATACCCACAGGATGCCATTGTTATTCTGCTGGGGTTGCTGTACTGGTTGAGCTGGCATCTGGACAGGCTGTTGCTGGAACTGATTCATCTGTCCCGGAACGCCAAAGCTATATTGATAAGGATTGTTATATAATGCCATCTTATGCACCACCTTTCTGATTATATTTTTGCATAGATGTATCAATCTAAAAAGTTCAAAAAAGTATCGAAAAAGTATTGTGCAATAACGCACATAGATTTATAATTGAGGAAAAAGGAGGGATTAGCATGGCAACAGAAGCGCAGAAAAGAGCGGTAAGGAAGTATGAGAACAACAACTATAGACTGAATATTGTCTTTCCAAAAGGAACTAAAGAGAGGATTGAAAAGCTCGACCTCGGCAAGAGCAACAGTGCCTTTATCCGGGATGTTGTTCTGTCAGAACTCGACAGGTTAGAAAAAAATTAAAAATAACGCACATATACGCTTGACATATAACGCACATATATGTATAATAAAGACAGTTAAAGAAAAGTACACAGCCCACGAGAGGGTGTAAAGGAGGAAAAAGACATGGCAGAATATATGATGTCAGAAGCAAGAGGGAATGCAGTATACGAAAATAACTGCATCTATATTCCGGAAAACTACCCGGAAGACTGGCGGGAACGCCTGGAAGCTGGCGAGGTTGTCAGTTACGAAGAGGACGGCGAGCAGTGCGAAATCTGGCTCGAAATGGAGAAATAAAAATAAGCCCCTGGGAGATAATCCCGGGGACTTTTATTGTCGTCTTAACACACTTTAAATTATTTTATTGTTTACCCGGCGGCTTAATCGTTTCGCCGTAGATATGCTCACGTTCATCTGTTCGGCGCAGTATTCGAGCGTATATTCCTTACATCTTAATCGAAATAGTCTTTCCTCATCCGGTGTAAAATTACACTCTGCCAAGAACCTGTCTATATCTTTCTTAGTGAATACATATAACTTCATGAGCATACCCCTTATTAATGCTAACGCTGATTCTGTGCAAGATAATTTGTAAGCTTCTGTTTTGTTTTTTTTAATTCCTCCACGTTATTCCCGCTGATCTGACTGTCCAGCATGGTTGATAACACTTCCAGAATTAATGAATCACGTTCTGCAATTCTCTGAAGACTTTCATAATCTCGCTTGTCATGTTCTTCCAGCGTCTCCACTCGTTTATTAAGCCGGAACGCCGGAGTAATCCACTTAAAGATTACGGCCGCTGCCCCACCGACAATAGATACCCCTCCGCAGATAGAGAGAAAAATCTGTACAAATTCTGATATGCTCATTTAGCTACTCCTTTTCCCAGTAGTATACCGGGATCTCATTACCGCTATCCCATGTATCGAAATATTTGCCCTCTTGCACCGTCACCACATGGCCATCTATGCAGAGAATGTATGTACCTGTCGGATGGTCTGTACAAAAGTCGTTGACTGTATAGATATATCGTTCTGACTGCTCAATCAGTTTGCGCCTGTATCCATGCTTATAGAGATACGCTCCCCAGACATAATTTGCACTTGGCATATCTGACAGAGTACATGCCTGTATCATTAATCCGGCAAATACCGTTTCCCAGTCAAACCCGGTTGCTTTGCATATTGCCCGGACAGCACAATCTCCGACTCGATTCCCGGCAGGATTCGGATTGTAATATTCCCATCTATCCATCAGACAATCCCCTTTGCTGTTTTATATCTCTTTGCCGCTCCCCTGGCTTTTGCGGCGTTCTGGCGGTTCCACTTAGCGATCATGAGTCGGTCTTGCAGTTCTCTCAGGTCATTCTGCTTACAATAATCTTTGTATGCAGCATTTTGTTTCTGTAAAAGATAAGACTTTCGGTCAAGGTCTTGTTGGAGTGCGAATTTTGTCTGTTCGTCCTTACAGTTATCGACCGCCGCTTGCATTCCGAGGACTTCACGTTTCGTCTTGCGGATTCTTCGTTCATAAGTACGTTGCTGCTGTTCTTTTTCGTACTGCTTACCTTTGTCAGCTTTGTCCTGTGCTGATAGTTCTGCATAAGGATTAAATTCTCCATCACTTGCCCCAAAACTATGCCGGCAGTTGACCCCTGACAGTCCGCTTGCCGTTCCGTATCCGGTCAATGAGAATGGCGGAAATTTCTTACTCTTGCCAGAACGAGAGTATATCTTGCCTTGCCACCATGAGTGATTTCCGGGATTCTCGCCGTCATCACCCGTTCTGGCTCCTATGTGAGCACTGACTAGAATTAAATCCCAGTCCATTTCTTCCATGCGTTTTAGGGATATATCTCCCGTAGCCTGTGCCACACCAGTTCTGACAGAACGTGCAACTGCTGTTTCGATGGTGTCTTTTCTGCCAGATGGGTATGTGACGGTAACACCATCTGATACAACGTTATTAACTGCCTCTTTGATGGCTTGTGTATACCCGACTGCCCCAGTCATCACATGATTATATGCAAGGTCACATTGCTCAATATAGAGCCTCTGAGCGACACTTGCGGTTGTTCTCGTGAAGTTCTTCCACTCACCCATAGTCGCAAGCATATTTCGCTCCATGAGTCTTATCATAGCCGGAGACTGTTCAAGCGGTACGGGACTAAGCCCCGCCGCCTTATAGACTTTATCATCATAGTCCATTGCAGTGATTCCGGCATCCTCAAACGCTTCAAGAAGCTCCTGTTGTTCGCGCTTGGTGTATCTGGATAATTCTGCCAGAATGTCCTCTAGCAATTCGCCAGATTCCTGCAATGTTCTGATTCTCCACGCATCTGCATTGGTTAGGATATAGTCTTCACCTCTGCCGATTCTTGCCACCATTCTCGACACGATCTCAGAGATGATATACTGATGTAGTTCTTCGGCGATTTGCTCACTACCCTCTGTTATCCGGCGTAAATATTCTGGACTAAGTATAGCATATCACCTCTTTCGTCAAAAGTCGTGGTACATGTTTTGAATTTTACTGGTTAACTAAAGTCCTCTTTAGTTAATTAGTTTCCGCCTTTACTTCTTTGAATTTGTCCCCTGTTACTTTAGCATCTGCAAAAGCGCCGTCCGCAGATAATGTTTTATCAGATACAGGCGTTTCGAGAACACTTCCATAAGGTAACTGTCTCTTCTTCCCATCTGCTGTGATTATTCCCTTGAATGTATCTGCCATCTTTTTACTCCTCTCCGAATAAAGTTGGTTCGTCTGGCTGAGCTTCTTCAACCATTGCTTTAGCTTCTTCCTCAGTCATTCCCTCGAATTTTACAAAATACAACCATGCCGGAACCTTGCCAGTGGTCACATACTGCCACCATCTTGCACGGTCATTTTCACGCACATAGAGAATGTCTCCAAAATCATAATTGACCTCGTATGCTCCGACTGGCGCAAGTCCGTACAGGTCAGCGTAAACGTTCAGTGCGTAGATTACTTCATCCAGACAGGATTCCAGTTTGTCTCGAACGTCTTTGATGAACTGTACCGTCCTCTGCTGTTCTGCTTCTACGCCTGTAGCCGTCTGAATGCCGCTAGATTCGTTAAAAACAAAATATCCATTGGAGAATCCAATCTTATATCCTAACTGGCTTAAAAGGGCGTTTATGCCGTTTATACGGGTATCTGTGTTGAGCTGTGGATTGATTTCCTGATAGAACTCTTTCTCGTCCTGTCCGAATACATTCTTGACAAAGTGCGGTAAGTTCATTTCTTTCCGCCTGTTCTCCATACCCTGTGGTGACATGGCTGATACAGGTGTGCCACTTGGCATCAGAAGTCTATCATCTGCCAGAACAATCTTCTGAGAATCAAAAATTTCTCCGGCATTTCTGCTGTATGCAATGTCGAGGTCTTTTAACTCTTCAATGGCTTCGGCAAAAATTGGAAGTCCCAGTGGTGTACTGATATCCACGTTATTCGCCTGTGGTGTCCGCAGTACTCCATACAAAGCTCCGTCCAGCTTCTCCCCGTTCGCTTTGAGAATCGGTGGCGTGTCTGCCATGAGGTCAGCCCATTTGGTCTGTTTAAGGTCAATCTTGTCACCGATTGACTGAGGGGATTTCGACACATAGGCTCTGTTGGAAACGTAGTACGGATAAGTTGTCACGCCATCTATTGTAGTCTCAACAAAACGATGATATTCAAGCCGTGTATAGTATTTTCTTCCGACAGTATAAGAATCCTTGAATATGATTCCCTTAATCTCCTGATTGTCGTAATCCACAATCATTACATCTGCTGGAGTAAATACGTCAAGTCCTTCTCCATTTGGCTTGATGAATATCGTTCCATAAGCACAGCCATATTCTACCCAGTGGCGAATCTGGAAATATACCTTGTCGATCTGCTCCTGTAGCCATGTAGCCCTTGCGGAACCATCAATCTGGATGCCAATCGCCAATGTTGCGAGCCGTGCTGTTTCTGAGCAGACAGATTTAGCAAAATTAATCGTCTTGATGTTATTCTTATCGTCCAACCATTCCGGCACGCCCCTGTAGATGTTCGCACACCGATTAATCAGTGATTCCATTTCTGGAAACTCTGCCGCCTGGATGTTAAAGTCCTCTTCGGCTTGTTTTTTAAAAATCATGTTAAACCACCTTTTTAGTGTTGTTATAAGTCCCATTTAATCTACCTTTTAAAATCCATCCATCTTACAGAAGTATCTCGCACAATAATGTCTTCATATTCTACAACTTTTAAGATTTCGTTAATGTCAGATGATCCATATATTTTTAAACCGATGCTTAAGAATTTATTTATTTTATCTGAAAAGTACCTATCTAACATTTTATGCACTGTACCCCCTTCTGTTAAATAACGGCTCATAAGCATATCTAAGCGCCGAGATTGCATGATCGTTTCCATCAGGATAACCGCTTATTACATTTCCCTCTTTGTCCCGATCGTACTCATATTCTGTGATTTCTTTATATGCGTTCGGTGTTCGCTTCGGGTCAATGACTATGGTCTTTGTTTGTAAGAATTTAAAACCATATTCGATACTTCCCGGCCCTTTGGTTGCTCCTCTGGCAGGAAGTCCGGCATCCCGGAAGTCGTTCACGGATTTAGGCTCAGCAGAATCACATATCATCGTATAATCGTCATAGCCTTTTTTCTTGATCCAATCAGCGGTCTTGGAGTTGCTCCATTTATTTACATACAATTCGTCAATCAGATATATTTTCTCTCTGGCAGAATCGTAATAAGTTCGGAGATAGCAGAAGGCGTCAGGATACCATCCGTAATCTACGCCAGCGAAAATACGATCCATGCGACTGATTTCTTCATCTGTAATATCTCTAATCTCCAGATATTCAAATACGTTTCCGCCGTCACCATTTGGGACACCCAGGTATTCGTGCTCATAGGCCTCTGGATTGATTTCTTTCAGATGTGCTGCATCGTCAATAAACTT